ACAACGTCGTATCCCTGAAGTGTATTTTGTATGTACTCTCAAAGATGAACGTCGCTCTTTGGAGAAAGTGGCAGCTGGAAAAACTCGAGTGTTTGCTGCTTCAAATGTGGCTCATGTTATCAGGTTTCGACAGTATTTCTTGCGATTTGCTGCCGCATACATGAAGCATCGGAAACAGTTGGAGCATGCAATTGGAATTGATGTGTATTCACTTGAGTGGGAAATGCTTTTGTCTTCAATGAAGACTCACGGCTCAAAGTGGATGGCACTTGACTTCAAGGCCTTTGACAAGACTATATCTAGTCAGATGATGTGGTCTGTGTTTTCGGTTGTGAAGCAAGTGTTTGACATTTTGGGGCGTGAGAATTCATATAAGATGGAAGCATTGTTTGCTTGTGTTGCTGAACCTCGTTATATCATATATAACGATGTTTGGCAAATGAATAGAACTCATCCTTCAGGAGAACCCATGACAGCGATCTTGAACTCTATATTGGTCTCTGTACTCTATCGCTATTGCTTTACGCAAGTGGCAAGAAGAGAGGACCCGCTGTTAGCGAGTCCTGAGCAGATGAGACGATGTGTTTCATTGTGCTCATATGGGGATGACAATATAGCAATTGTGCATCCGCGAGCATCTTGGTTCAATCAGCTATCTCTTGCAGAAGAAATGGCACGTATTGGAATGAAGATGACTCCAGCACAGAAGAATGCAGTCATGGGGATTTATGAAGAGCAGAGTGAAGTAACATTTTTGCAAAGGCGGTGGCAATGGTCAGAAAAGCACGGCGTACATGTACCACTCCGTAATGTAGATGATATTGTGGAGATGGTGAATTGGGTGAGAACAGGCAATGATCCAGTAGAGCAGGTGTGCTTGAATGTGGATGATGCTTTGTATGAATTGCATTTTCATGGCATCCAGGTTTACAACTATTGGCGTAGTAGATTTGATGTTGCCCTGAATCTTGTTGGAATTAAGCACATGGCTTTGTCGTATGCTGAACAATTGCGTTTGTGGAGTGCGAGATATAGAGTGTAAATACTTTGTGTGCTTGTCAGTCTATTAGATTGTATGAAAACTCTTTTAGTATGAGAGGTGATACTAACCTGTGCACGTGACGTATGCATTTGTAATTTAGTCGAACTGCTATAGAGAGAGCCTGGGTTAATCTATAGTATGCATTTTACAACAGGCTTCAATGTGACGTATGGCTGAAATAAATGATAAAATTGTTGTTGAGAAAGAGAATACTACCCAATTTGCAAATTCTGTGAAAACTGAAGTTGTGAATGTGACCCCTCACCAGAAATCCTTTGAAGACTATGTCAAAAGTTGGTCTGAGAAGGGTGACGGAGCGAAAGCAAGTCAAGATATCAATTCTATGCTATCTAGGCCTGGATTGATAAAGACGTTTGAGTGGAAAGAAACAGATCTTAATGATGTTTTGCTCTCGACCGTTGATTTACCGACTGCAATCCATAATTCAAAGTTTAAGTCTAGTAAGATGAAATTTTTCAAGTTTGTCAGATCTAATTATAAAATTAGAATGGTAATTAATGCAACCCGTTTTCATGCTGGAAGACTGTTAGTTGTATGGGCACCTGGTTCATCTATGTGTAGTATACAAGGGTTGAATGAGAAATCTATGGCTTCTTTGCTTTGCTTTCCCAGTTTAATTATTGATCCTGCAAC